TGGTCAAGTTGCTTATCTTGAGCATCCTTAAGCTGAGTCTTCAAGGCATCCCGTTCACCCTTGAGTGAGTCGGCTTCCTTTTTAGAGCTTGCCGCTTCGTCATTCGCCCCATTTAGTTGCTTCTTTAGCTTTGCAAGTTCGGCCTCTTTAGCGGCCACTTGCTTCTTTAAGTCGTCGTGGGCGTCAGCAACATGCTGGTCCACTTCGAACTGTTGGCTGTCGATGATTAAATTCGCCATGTGTTTTCCTCCTGTATTCGTGTTGTTGTCGCCCATAACAAAAGCCGCACTGTCATGAATTGAAATTCCATGACCTGCGCGTCCTCTATCTACGATAGCAATGTGATTAATCTTGATGTTACGCTGAGCAGCGTCATACTGGGCTCCGCCGTACTCTCCGGATTCTGTAGGAACGTCAGCATTGAAGCCAATCGAAAGTTCCCGCTTGCCCGATTTAACCTGAGCAATCATGTCTGGGTCCGTAATGGTTGCCCCAACTACCAGCTTATTGTCTTCAACGTGGGCGTCACTGTCGGTCATCCCTACAGATAATGCCTTGAAGTTCCGCACATCAACACCCACGTTTGGGTGGTCATTGGTCAGTGGCTTGTTATTCGCAGATTCGATGGTTTCCTTAGAAAATACCTCGTCCGGAAGCTTTGCCACTTGGGAGATACTTCCACCATTACGCATATACGGAAAAACTCCGGGACGCGTAATCGGAAACTCGCCGTGTAAATAGCCTTCAGGCGTCTCAACATACTTGCCAAGCTCAGCACGATCATAAAATTTCATGCAATCACCTCCTATGGCAATTGCAGAACCTTACCGGGCTTAACCGAATAGTCCTTCAAGCCATTAATTTGTACAAGTGTGTCCAGTGAAATACCAGCATCAGTGGCAACCCGCCATAGCTTGTCGCCTTCTTTTAAGGTCACGGTCTTGGCCGTACCCTTAGGCTTAGTTGCTGGTGCTGCTGGTGTCGTACTCGAAGCATACATGCTAGTAACAGTTTTAGAGCTAGGTGCTGCAGAACTTGGTGTACTTGCGGCACTAGATGAATTTGTATCTGCCATACTTTCACCTCCCTTCGTTTCGTTATTCTTCTGAGTCATCTAATTCGTCATCAAAAACCGGATCACCAGTACAACGGCACCCATAATCTTCTCCGGGTAGCAAGTCAGCCGTGTCGTAGTTGTAGATAATGCCTTCACGTGCCACATGACTGGCACGTTCACGCTCGTCCATCATTCCACGCCATTGAAAGTGGTTAATTCCAGCTGTTTGGTGCCTAGTACGGGTCATCTGACTGTAGATGGTCCCGGACTGGTCCCGGGCAATGAAAGCGGCGCGATTGCGGCTCATCTTGCCTTGGTGACGGATTGCTTCCGCCATCTCACCATAAGACTGTCCCTTTGTGACGCCACGGTAGATAATCTGCTCAATCTTCGTCGCATAATCATCGCGGATACCCTTGATGTAACTGACATTTTCGGCAATCTTACCTTTGACGTAGCCGTCAAGCTGCGCATCCCCTGCGACTGGATTAATTGCCATGATTACCGGCTTACCACTAGGAAGCAACGTTGCATGCTTCACCAACTCGTGAGCCTGAATCTGTGACGACACGTTGGCACGATTACTGGTGTTGATAGCCGACATAAACCGCTCAACCATTTGCTGGGCGTCGGTATCTGTAAAAGAACCAAGAATCAGCTCCTTTAACCGGTCAATTAGGGATTCAACCCAGTCGATCATGTCGTCGTTGTAAAGCGAGTCGTTAACGGTTCCCCGGTTGATTACAGGCTTGACCTCCGATTTAAGTAGCAGTAGTGTGATACCCTCAGCTCGGCTTACAGCCTTCCCAGCCGTATACGCGTATGATTTCTCGATTCTTAGCGGATAGCGTGTGTGTGGAACTCTCATGGCTAATCACCACCATGTTCTTTACGGTAAGCCTCGACTACTGCCCGGCGCTCGTCGTCACTCATACTGTCCATGTCAACTGAACCATCCGGGTCCATACCGCCGGAACCAAAGCGCGCTTCTCGAACCTCTTCGGGCCCCTGCACGCCGTTTTGAATGTAAATCTGGTCGGCCTGGGCATTTGCTAGGCGAATCTGTGAATCGGTTTGCGAATCAACCGACCATAGCGGGTTAAATTCGATGGACCAGTCAACAGTGTCAGGGTCCAACGGTCCGCCACACTCATCACTGGCTCGCATAAGCAACTTGAGCAAGTATTCCAGTTGGGGACGCATCTTGTTTTCTTGGTCTGAAGCAATGCGGCTATAGTAGTTCATCACATCATACTGTGCCCCAGTCAGTGTCCCGGACTCTTGGCCTTTAAGAACCGACTTAGGCATGCGGGCCGCGCCGCTAAGGTATTCCCACAAGAAATCAAGTAGGCTGTCAATGCCACCGACGTTGGTTGACTCCTTGGTCAACTCGTCCTTGTCACTAATTAATGCGGTGGACTCAGTTCTAAACTTGGACGAAGCAGCCGCCCCGACCTGCAAAAGCTTATCAGGACTCGTATCGTCAACCGATGGGGACTTAAAGACTTTGAAAACGTAGTCGTAAAGAATCTCACCGACTGAGTAGAGCCCTGTATCCATCGTCATTAAGATGTCGTAAATGGTCTCCAATAGCGAGACACCTTCCGTTTCATCTTCGAACCGCAGTTCTTGTTGGCGAATCAAACGTGACTTATCTACCTGCTGTACCCCATAATAATTTGACCCTTGCACGTCAGCGGTTCCGTTGTTGATCTGATAACTTAGAGCTTGCCCGTAAGTTGGTGAGAAGACGTCATCATCGAACTTGGTCTCGTTGACCTTCTTGGAGCTAAACGCCGTAATAAATGGGATTCGCAACAGTCTGTCCGGGTTCAAAGGGTCCTCAAGACCATAATTCCAGCTCTCGGTCGTACTGATAGCGATATACCCCGCTCGGTAAAGCCGTGAGTATCGGTAAAGGTCCTTGAATCGTTTCTGGGCGTTCAACTCATTTAATCGTGCCTCATACTTAGCTGCTAGGGCATTGTCGTCCATCTTGATATGCCAGCCGTTACGGGTCATATCCTCAGCGGGAATGTCCACGATGTTTCGGGCCATCGAATTACCCCGATAAAGTTGCTCCAACTCGTAGTAACCCAAATGGTGTCCCATCCCCGGCCGCTGCATACGGAAGGGGTCTGGGTGTCGTGTTCCTGTCGTTGGGGCCTGCTTGGTCTGCATAAAGTCCATAATCAGCGGGTTACCATCAAGCCCCACAATATCTTTGCTCATTCACTCACCTCCTTGCTTATACAACGCCGAAGCGCTTCTCTAGTGATTCGTATTGAATAATGTACTTTTCTAGTCCGTATCTAAGTGCATCAATAAAGTGATTATTGGCGTCTACCGGCTTATTCAACCAGTTTCCGTCCTTATCACGGTCGAAGACATACGTGTTAAACTCTTCAATCGCATGCACACAACTAGGCAGGATGTGAATTCGATAGCCCTGCAAGAAGTTGATCCCATAGTCGATTGAATCAGGGCCTTTAATCGACGCATGCATACGCCGCACGCCTTTAGCCTGTAACTCATCAATCAATCGAGGTTCAGCACAATCGGCCCCAATATCGGACTTTAAGTAGTGGTTATCGTCCAACCAATCGAATATATCCTGTGTCGTCATGGCCTTCTGATACAACTCTTTAAAAATCCAGATATCCTTGGTCTCGCGATTAATAGCAGCTTCAGCAAAGGTCGTGGGGTCATGAGTGAACCCAAAGTCCATCCCGTGACCTACGCCATCCGACTCTGCTACTACCTTATTGACGTCAAAGTCTTCAACAACCCAGTTTTCAAATACAAGTCCCTCAGCAACGCCCCAATCGCCATCACAAACGATCTTAGCTCGTCGAGGGTTAGTCCGGTACAGGTCAAGGTACCGCTGCTTATCGTCCTCACCCAGCCATTCGTTGCATCTAAAAGTCGTGGTTTGAGCAAACACGTCCTTGTAACGGGTCTCTTCGTCCCAGAACTTCTTCTTGAGCCACGAGCGATCTGACCAAGGGTTGAACGTCAACGTTACCTGCTTAAAAAAGTCTGGTGATGGATTAGTCCCACGAATGGATTCCATCACAGTTTCGAACTTATCGGCGTTCTCAATCTCGTAAGCTTCTTCAATCCAGACGAAACATAGGTTCCCTTTTGGCACTGATATGGATGTGATTTTCAACGGATCATCCATTCCGCGAAATAGGATTTTCTGCCCCGTCGGCATATACGTAATTTCAGGCAATCCAGAATTGCATTTAAAAAGACCATCCGCCTGTAATCGGTGAATAGCCCAGCAAAGGTCCGTGTAAGTCGATTGCCGGTTCGTGTTGCTGTAACGCCGAATCACAAGCAAGTTAGCCCAGGGGTACTGCATGATGCGGCTGATAAAGTTGAGTGCAGTCGTTTTAGACTTCTTAGAGCCACGTGAACCTTTTCACGACACGGTAAAAGTGCCTATCGTTCCAGAAATGTCCGTAGCCCTCCCCAACTAATTCATTTACCGTTGGTATCTTCTCCATTGTCACAACCACCTCCTACATTTCGGTATTATCATCTACTTCAACCTGTTCATCATCGCTGACTCTGGTAGCGCTAATAACAATTGGATGTACATTGTCCGTCTTAGCGTTATCCTTTTTAAGCTGAGCAACCTCTGCTTTGGCCTTATCAACCTGGGCCTCCATCAGCGCAATACGTTTGCGGCGAATGTCATTTTCATCAGCAATCGCTACGAATTGCTTGATCAAATTGCCCAGCGTACCCATTGCCCGGGACTGTGCCGCCATAAAAGTAGCCTGCTTGTCCCATGCATACTGCACGTCGTAGGTTGTCCCCATGCCTGAACCAGAAATCTCATCGCTTAGATCATTGTGATCGTTAACGTACATAATTTGCTGTGCCCTGATAATTGCCGTGTACTGCAACGTGATGTTTTGCCAGATAATATCTGCCGGCGATTGTTGCTCCACAACCTGCAGAATATCGCTGGTTTCATCAGGAAGCCACTTAGCGAACAGGCCATGAGTGACCGCATTATGATTGTGAGGTGGGGCGGCGCCCCCATGGTTGCCAACTGCGTTCTGGTTTTTTCGCAATGAATCGTAACGCTCCTTTTCAATTGGAGCGTTCCCTTTCAGTTCATCATCCCAGCGGTCAGTGGATTTCCATTTTCGTACTGTTGAAGCGGCGACTCCCAGTTCATCCGCAATGTCTTTTAAAGCCTTTGTTTTACCTGATGCACACCAAATATTTTTGGCCTCATCCCGCTTCGGTGTTCTTCGTCTTGGCAATCATTTTCACCACCTCCCAATCCGTGTTTGTTTTGTAATTACTATTGGTATCCATTTGATGATGCTTTTACCTTTTGGGCATCCTTTCCCAATCTTTCTTCTACATAATAAGCACCACTCTTTTGCGAGTGATGCTTTGCATACTGCTCTCTGACCCACGGGTCCAAATCACGTTCAATTTTATGCCCTGTTTTAGACGCATATGAGCCATTTTTCCAATACATGGGTGTTTGTTTGCGTTTTACCATAAGTAGGCCAACCACCCTATCAGAATACCCACAGCAAGCGCCGTAAGTCCCACTATCAAATCTTTAACACTTCGTCGCCACATCGGGCATCCCTCCAAAACGGATAGACATAAGTCTAACCACCAAATTTATGTAACAAAAAAGACCCAGTCGTCCAAACTGAGTCTCTACGAAATCACCTAACCGATGCAGGCGAGACTTCTCAACTGAGAGGAGTCTTCACCTCTTTTCGATTAAATTTTTGACCCAATGTTAAGCAAGATTTGTTTTGGGCTAATGTGCTTGGTAGGGATTTGCACCCTACATGACGTGT